GAGAACAACATGCTAGCATGGAAGAAATTGACGATGATGCCTAGATCTAGACTCCATTCTTTGATATTGAGAAAGATGCTGGATACACATCATAAGAATGGGACGAACCCAAATCCAGCCAAGTTTCACCCTGTGATTTCAAAAAAGAAAGGAGTAGAAGATGGAGAAGAAAATGAGGTGCCTTTGTCGTATGACAGAATAGAAGGGCTACTGAGCTGGGTCACTGGAACAGACTGCCCCTCCTTTGAGCATGCCATAAATTTTTCATACTTAGGAGTTATTCATAATAAAGACGAATTAAATAAAGATCAGGCTATGTTTAAAGTCTTTGAAAAAATCATTTCTGAAGAAATGAAATTGGAGAAAGTAGACAAAAATGATTTAGGTTTGAATGAACCTAGTTCTTTTCCTGGAAATCACGAATTTAGCCCAATGTTTGTAAGGTCATGCACCTATCTTTTTAGGAGGTATTTAAATAAATCAGGAGTTTTAGATATAGAAAAAACAATAACCGATAGAGTCAGCAAGGAGTGGGACAAAATTCTCCTAGAGTTTGCCACATTCAAAGCTTCTACGAGTCTAACACCGTCTGAAGAACTAGATCTCACAAAGACTTATGATGATGACGTAAAGAAAGCAATTGAGCAAGTTATGTTTCTCTTGAAAAGCCACCTAAAAGGAAGCATTAGATCTCTTGAAGTGTTAAAAACAATAATAGAGCTAGTCGAGAAAAATGGGGTTAAGGTTTCCATATTTAAGAAACAACAAATAGGAGGCACAAGAGAGATTTGTATATTGGACATGGCTAGCAGAATCTTAATCAATTTTTTAGAAACCACGTCAAGAGTGATATGTGAGATGTCAGAGATAGAAATGATGACAAAAAAGAAAAGAAAAACGACCGTGTTCCAGTCTCATTTTAAAAAGGTTTCTTCTGAAGCAGGGCCAGATGATTTGTTGTTCTCCGTTAGCAATTCAAATGACTGCAAAACTTGGTGTCAGAAATTTGTTATGCCTGTTTTTGCTAACATGACTCAAGGTCTTCTGGATTTTGACTTTCATGTCCTTGTTTGCAGAATTCTAAATTGCGTAACAGAAAAGAGACTTTTGCTGCCGTCAGTTATGTTGTCGCAGTTTCACTCAAACTCAGTAACCAATCATGGAGTTGAGAAGAGAAATGTCGAGAATTTTGATTCTCCTGGTATCAAGGAATTGAAGAGACAGTCCCAGGGATTCAAAGAAAAGGGCAAAAAGAATTCTCTGATTCAACCAGGAGAAAGATCAATGAACAACCTTTCTAATATGATGCAAGGAATTCTACATTTCACATCTTCTTTATTACACACAGTTGTTATGCATGCTTATCAATGGATGATCAATGGAGTCTCTCAAGAGAGATCCACCTTCAAAGCTAATAGATTGAGTTCGACAATAGCAGTTTCTTCTGATGACTCAGCTTCTCTAATCACTCTTATTTGCAAGAAAGTTTCAGACTCACCTTCTGAGTTATTAAAACAATGTCTTCTAGCCAAAACCTTCCTTTTAACTTTGTCAAAGATGTCAAAATACCTATACCCTCTCTTCTCTGCTGCTATCTCTGAAGAAAAGAGCTCTATGAATGATTTTTCCGGAAAGCTAGAGTTTAATTCTCTGTTTATAGTAAAAAACACTCTGATTAGTCCCATTCTAAAATTTGTTTACGCTGCTGTTACTCCGAAGGTTTCAGATTCAGTCTCTGGAAGGCTCGACATCTGGGGAAATCTAAGAATGCAGCTGATCTCGAACGGTGGATCTTTCGGGCTTTGTTCTAAGGTGCAGATTTGTCAAGCA